GTGCTCCTTGTCCAACAGGTTCAACTGGCGCGGATCCGTCTCGTCCAGCACGTACACGTAGGTCTTGCCGCTCGGGGCTTTGTCGTCGCAGTCGGGCAGACCACGCTGAACAGCCTTGTCGCAGGCGTTCACGCACGAACGGTAGGACTCGCCGTAGAACAGACAAGCGGAGCAGCCACGAGACGATTCGATGGCCTTGAAGCGGATTTCAGAGAGGTTCATGCGGCCTCCTGATACACGTTGCCGTCCTTGAGGCGCTTGTAGATCGTGTTCATGGCTTCTTGTACCTCGAATCGTTTTGCGAGTTCGAGTTGGGAGTCATGGATCACAAGGGCTGTTTCGATGTCGCGCAGGGCTTCGCCATCCAGGCGGAAGTTGCCGGTCTTGGCGCTGCGGATCTTGGCGCGGAAGCAGCCGTCAAGGGCCGTTACGATGGCATCGACGTATTCGGCACCGATGCCTTTCTCGCACAGGACGAGGGCAACGTTGAGGGAACACGCGACACAGGACCATGATTCTTCGTTGGCGTCACCAGTGCGCAGGTTCTCGAAAGAGAGCCAGTAAGCGACGCCAAGATCCGTGACCTGGTCGGGTTTGAGGGTAGATGCGTTCTCGCCGCGTGCGTGGCACATGGCGATGGCGACCAAGCCGCCGTGCTGTGCGACGGGCTTTGGGCGATATTGCTTACGGGGTTTCTTGGACTTACTCACGGCGGCGTCCCCTGCAGTTGACGGCCTTCGACGACGACCTCGTAATGCCTCGCGAGCCATCCCGACTTCCAGTCAGCGATAGCAGCGGCGCCAGGGTTCATGCCGTGATCGTCCAGGGTCAGGCCACGGTCGAACGCATCAGCGCCGCGTTTGCGCATCAGTGCAGGGGTGACGGGGCGAATGGAGTGGTCCATCACCGCTCCTCCTGCATGAAGGCTTTGCGCAACTTGTTTGCTTCCTTCGCAAGCTCACAGATGCTCTTGTGGAGCCTGCCGTACGCACGGTTTTCGGCGCTCGTTTTGCGAGCATCTCCGTACGCGTTATCGCAGATCACCACGTTGTCAGTCATGGATAGTAGTTTTGTCACGTCGGGTTCTTCGGTCTTAGTTGTCAAGGCTCTATTCCCTCGTTGGTCCGGCTCGTGGCCGGGCTATTTTTTAGGCGTCTCCTGACCTCGTAGTCGGAAGCCATTAAAGATGGCTCCGGCCGTTTCTTGCGCCACATGCTCGGCTAGCCATACGGCCCTGACCCGGACATTTACGGGCTTCCTTCAGTCGCCCCTGCGGCATAGCATGTGCATGTGCCGCCTTGTGCATCAGATCGCGAAGGAACGGGCTTCGACCCAAGCCTCCCCGGATCTGATCGAGGAGGCTGATTTCAGCGTCGTTCAGCTTTACTTCGACGGTTCCAATACGTGCTGCGTGGTTCATGTGAATCTCCTTGGTGTTGCGGGTTTACTAGGATTGGACTTCTGGTGTTGCTGATGCTTAAGGGTTACTGCGGTTGGGATGTCGGTTCAGGCGAGATCGGCTCGTCAAAGACATCGGGACGCGCCAAGCGGAGGAACATCAGACGTGCTCGTGGGATGCCTGTGTCCAGCCACTGCGAGACAGCGCCTGGCGTGATCTCGCACAACTCCGCCGTCTTTGTTGTGCCTCCGAGGCGCTCGATAAGGGTTTTAGTGTCCATATGCTTACTTTAGCGCACTAAAGATCGTTGCGCAAGCACGCTAAAGAATATTTTGTTTAGACTGCTAAAATGAATACACTCCCTAGTCGGCTACGCGAGGTCATGGATGAACTCGGCATAGAAAAGCCACGAGAGCTTGCGGAATTCTGTGGAGTTAGCGAAGGGCTGGTTTCACAGTGGTTCTCGGGTACGACAAGGCTCGGCCCGAAACCTCTTCGCGCCCTGGCTCGCACTCATTTCAACCTTGATTGGATCGTGGACGGACGCCTTCCGAAGTATCGGATGGGGCCGAATAGAACGAATGTCGAAGAAGATGATCGTGTGGCGAAGGTATCGCCACAGATTCGTAGTGAGTTGGAGAAGCTATCGCATGGCGAAGCCGACCTACTCCTCGTGTACCGTCTCGCTGCTGACGCAGACAAGACTTTTCTTCTGGGCGTTGCCGATGCCATCAGGCGCCGCATGATCGTTGAGGGGACGTGGGAAGGCCCGAAGCTGGCCGCGCGCAGCTGAACGCGCTCGCGCTTGTGCATATGCCTTTGCCGAATCCACGATGACATCCCGTGCAAACTGGTCCATAGCGACATAGGCTGCGATGAGTTCAGGCAAACGGTTCATATGCATGTCTCCTAGGAAATTTTCTTTGAGATAACAAATTAGACCGAAACTTAATGAAATGCAACTGAGAAATTGTATCAGGCATTGTTCAATATCTTATGTTTCCTATAATTCAATGAAGTTGCGAATAATTTAATCTTGTTAGTTATTTCTACGGAAGCGACACGGCTCGCCAGTTTACCGAATCTGAAAGAGAAAAATGAAAAAGATATTTATCCTCACTGCGGCGATTCTCTCCGGTTGCGCATCAAGCGGCCCGGTACAAGTAGGTAATAACACCTACATGATTACGAAGCAGAGTGCGGGCGGCGTAGCAGTTCCTGGGGCCATCGTTAAAACCGACATCATCGCAGAGGCAAACACATTCTGCTCTAAGTCTGGCAAGCAAACTGAGCTGATATCTAGTAACTCAAAAAACGCTATTCCATTCGTGCGCATGTCATCTGCTGAAATAACGTTCAGGTGCATATAAAATAATCCCCGCTCGCGGCGGGGAGTGAAAGGGAGATGATGGTGACTGAGCGCGTCAAGGAAATATGGGTAACATTTGCTGGTGTTTTGGAAGTGCCTATAGTACGAAGCGCCTTCGATCTATTCCAAAAGGCTCATCAGGATGGGATTGAGAAGGTACATCTTCTGATACATTCTCCTGGTGGAGGAATCAATGAAGGGGTAGTACTCTATAATTATTTCCGTTCTATACCAATGGAAATAATCGCGTATAACTTCAGCGCGGTTTCAAGTGCTGCGGTTCTGGTTTACCTCGGTGCCGATAAGAGAATTGTTGCCCCAAACGCTACATTCATGATTCACAAGACTGTTGTTCCAGTCCCGCATGTGGCCACCGGACCGCGCTTGCAGGCGGCTACAAATGCCGTTGGCATTGACGACGACAGGGTTGAGGCCATATTGCGAGAGCATGCCTCCCTGAGCCCCGAGCAATGGGCCATTCACAGCGTAGCTGATTTGACTCTGCGCTCTGACGAAAGCATCGAGTGCGGGATAGCGCATGAGATTGGTCACTTCGCCCCGGCGGGACCGCTTTTTAACTTCTGATTTGGCCTGTTGCCTGCGTCGTTCGGCAATGGGCATAACGCCGGACAGGAGTCGCAGCACATCATCCCAAGTCGCGCGAGTAAGATACTCAACCGATCCGTCTGCTTTCTGAAAGTGTACTCTTAGCAGATCGTTGTTCTGCAATGTGACGCTTAGTGTCGCCTTTGCTCTTTTCGACATCCCATCCTCCACGCCGCGCACGACGCGGCTTTTTTTTGCCCTGACGCCGGACCGGCTCGCCCTAGGTGTTCGGGCTGATAACAGTCTAACAGAATCTTTAGTTGGCTAAAATAGTTCTTGCACTCTGATCTTTAGTGCGCTAAAGTACTCTCCATCGCAACCGAGCCCGTAGGGCGAACCGAAGGAGATGAGCGTGAGCAAGCAGGAAGCCATCCGTCATGCAGTAGCCCTGTGGGAATCGGAAGACCGGACCTACTGGAAACACATCCGCGCAAAAGTTGTCGACGATGCCCTGATGGATTTCTACGGCGTTCTGCCGCGAGCCTAATCCCACCCCACGCCCGCTACTGCGGGCAGTTACCGCCCAGCAGGGCATGGAGATACGAGATGTCCGATATCAGCAACCACTTGCCGACGCCGTACGAGGTAGCCGGCCACTACATTCGCACGAAGCCCGGAGCATCGACCGAAGTCCTCGATGGTCAGATGGTCGCGGAGTTGGATCATGGCGACTCGCGCTGGCGCTCTACGGCCGATTTCATCGTCGCGGCCTGTAACTCGTATTACGGCATGCGCCAAGACCTATCCGACGCCCGCACTGGCTGGGAGCAGGCTACCGATGCTGTGCGCGAGGCGGAAACGGTGCGTGCGCAACTGGCGGAGGCACTGCACAACCTGGAAGTCTCTGCGAACACTCTGCAGTACTGCTACAGCCAGCGCCCGGGGAAATTTGCCGCTGCACTTACTCAACTTGCGGCCGATGCCGAGCGTGCCCGTGCCGCCCTTGCCGCAGCGGAGGCCGCATGAACGCCCCGAAGCAGACTGGCGGCCCGGCATTTCCTGCCCCGCTTGATACCGCGATGATGGCTGCGCTAACGCCTTCTACTGGCGCTCTCGGCATGACGCTGCGCGACTACTTCGCAGCGAAGGCGCTGCAGGGCATGTGCGCTCAAGTCGATATGTGGGGCTGCACGCGGCAAGAGCTTGCCAAGACGGCATACGAAATGGCTGACCTGATGCTTGCTGAGAGAGGTGCCGCATGAACGCCCGCATGTCCGAAGAGGAAGCTCGCGACGCGAAGATCCGCGAGCTGACGGAAAAGAACGCTGCCTACACCAAAGCGTTGATCGCGAAAGGTGACGTCAAGACGATCCACGATGTTGGCGACGACGTGACGAACTACCTCGCGTTTGCCCAAGACGATCTGAACAAGCTGGTCACTGGCGAACTCACGTTCGAGCAGGTCCGCGACAAGGTAATCGAAGCCGACGCCGAAGTGGCCGCGATCGAGCAGGTCGAGAAGATGGAAAAGGACCGCGAAGAAGAGGCGCGCTGGGCTCGCATCGAGCGCATGGCCTTCAGCCGTGAGATTGGGGTGCTGATATGGCCGCACTGACTACGACGGGCCGTCTGGAAGCCCTCAAGCGCTCGCTGGAGGCCGCCCAAAACGCGGATCAGTCGCCGGTACCAGCCAGCATCCGCCAGCAGCACGACTTGTACATGCAGGGCCTGAACGACGGCGTGCAACTGGCAATCGACGCGATCAACTACGAACTACAGACGGTCAATGCCGGACTGCTGGCAGTACACCAATAAACCAACCGCCGGCGACGCCGGCCAGATAGGAGCAGAACAATGGGAGCACCAGTCGGAATTACCTGCCCTGATATCGATTCCGTCATCGGCGACATCGACCAGTGCGTCAACGTGCTGAGCTCGATCACAAACAGCCGCGGCTTGCTGGAAAAGCTCCGCGACGCGAATGCCGCACTGCGCAGCTGGGGCGAGGAAATGGAGGAGCGCGCGGAGGCCGCCGAGGATGCGCTGGCCGCCATGACGGAGCGCGCCGAGACTGCCGAAGCGGAGCTCGCAAAGCTGGAGGCAGCATGACCGCCGCCCGCATCGCTTGCCGCCAGGAGCAGGCCGAGCCAGCACCTCGCCGCGACGTCATCGGCGAGTTGCTGTTCTGGCGTCTTGACTGGTTTGAGGCGCATCCGCTGATCTGCTTCGCTGGCGTGGTCATGACGATTGTGCTGGCGGGTGTACTGGAGCAGTTGCCATGAGTACCGATCGCGAATTGTTGAAGTTGGCGGCGAAGGCTGCGCGTTACCCGGTGCGTGGGATTGCCGCTCAAATGGTTTCCTACCTGCCTGAAGATGCCCCACACCTCGTCATTGGTAATGACCGTGGCGGAGACAGTGTTTGGAACCCGCTGACCGACGATGGCGATGCATTGCGGCTGGCGGTGAAGCTCGGGATGGCTGTCAGCGTGTGCCTCAGAATGCCAGACGGTGACTTTACGGCAATCCTTGGATCTGGCATTGACAGCGAGAAGCATAAAGACGATCCATATGCTGCCACCCGACGCGCAATCGTCCGCGCTGCCGCTGAGATTGGAAGTGATCTCTCATGATCCGCCACGCCGCCGCAGCCCTCGTGTTCCTGCTGGCCTTCCTGTTCATCGTGGCGGAAGTGCAGCAGTTGGACGAGCTTAATCAACCGATTCCTTTATGGG